CGTGCTGAGTTAAAGTGGATTTTGGATAAAACCGAAAAGTATCTGAAGACCCAATCATGTCATAACGCAGTCATGGAGTCCATCGGCATTCTGGACGGCGAGAATAAAAAATTGACCGCCGATGCGATCCCTGATATTCTCAAGGCGGCACTCGCGATTTCGTTTGATGTCAACGTCGGCCACGACTATTTTGAAGACTTTGAAGAACGATTCAATTTCTATCACAACCTCGAAGAACGCATTCCATTCAGACTGTCGGGCATCAACTTCAACACCGAAGGCGGCATTCCCCGTAAATCTCTCGTCGTTCCGGTAGCTCCGACCGGTGTCGGTAAATCTTTGTTCTTGACTGATGAGGCCGGATTCTTTATTCAGAAAGGCCTGAACGTTCTGTATGTAACACTCGAGATGGCCGAGAAGCGAATCGCCGAGCGGGTCGACGCGTGTCTGATGGACTTCACGATGGCTGATCTGAAAACATGTCCGAAAGACACGTTTGATGCAAAAATCTCCCATCTGAAGAAAAATGCCAAAGGTAAGCTAAAAGTCAAAGAATACCCGCCTGGAACATTCCACTCGAATCATCTTCGCTTCCTGCTCCAAGAATACAAGAACAAGGAAGGCTTTGTGCCTGACGTTATCATGGTCGACTACATCAACCTGATGGCATCATACAGAATGAAAGACGCGAGCAACTCATACGCCTACATCAAGGCTGTGGCCGAAGAGCTCCGCGGTGTAGCGATGGAAACTGATACGCTTATCATTTCTCCGACACAGACAAACCGTTCCGGTCAAAATGCATCCGACTTCGAGTTGAACGAAGTAAGCGAGTGTCTAGCCTTAGATTCAGTTGTAGATTCCATCGGTGGGCCTAAATTCATTAAAGACGTGAAGCCCGGGGACCAACTGAAAACGATTGGCGGCTATACTACGGTGCAGTTAGTTCACCACCCAAAGGTAAAGAAGGCATATAAAATCAAAACCAAGTCAGGGCGGGAGATTATTTGCTCGGCCGATCATGCCTTTCCGACATCAAAGGGGCGATTAACAATCAATACCGGCCTCGAGATCGGGTCTTTGTTAAATAACAAGGTTGATTAAATCGAATGTCACCGAATTATTAAATGAGGACTGATTCAATGGCTGCTAAATCAAAACCACCTGACGCCGTTTACCCAAAACCATATGCGAAAAACAATATATCTTATAGATTTGACGGCTTAACAGAAGACCAGGCCGTCAAATTATTTTCGATGCGACATATAGAATGTTTGGGTTTTTCCGAAGAAAGCAAAATATTACTAGGTAATATTTTGATAAAATTCGCCAAGCGTGGGCTACTATCAGACAACATCCGAGGTCGCATCGTCGCTGTTTTTCAGAACGCCCCGTTCGATGAAGTTGAATCCGTTCTAAATTCTTATGTTGATTGGCTTAATGCAGGCAAACCCAAGGGAACATATTATGAAAACCGCCGACGCTTATATGGTAGTGAAGTGGCCAAAGAAAAATTAAGTGACATGCGCAAATGTTCTTCGGCAACCGCCAAAATGAATATCGATAGAACCATATTGTCGCCTACGTCGAGGAAAAAAGCGGCGGCATCCAAAAAAATCAATGCGGCCAAAGACGCTGAGTATAATTTGAAGAGATCCAATCTAAGAGCGGAGTATTATACCAGCAGAGGCTATTCTAAAGAGGAGGCTGATATTTTAGTAGAAGACGCTAAAAGAAATTTTGTTCTTGGTTTGAATTGGTTTGTAAATCGCTATGGTGTTGAAGATGGAACATTTCGATATAAAGAAATGATTATAAAAAGAACTCGAACCAATCAACAAAGACTTAGAGAAAATTGCCATAATAGATCGTGTGGCTATAGTAAAGCTAGCCAAGTAGTATTCGATGTCATAAAAGATCACTTAAAAAATAAGTGGGGGCTAACCGATGATGCTATTAGATATGCGACGAACGGTGGAGAACACCCCCTATACTCGGCGGACGGCAAGGCATATTATCTAGATTTTTGTTTACAAAGTCACGGAATTGTGATAGAATATAATGGAATCGCTTGGCATCCACGAGCCGATATTATTTGGAGGCCTATTTTTGGGCGCCATGAACTGGATACCATTGAAAGCGATAAGCGTAAAGATGATTTGATTAGATCACGTTTTCCGCATTATCTGGTGGTGTGGGATGATAAAATAGATTATGCCGAAATTTTGAACTTTATTGATGAGAGTATGATATCATGTATTACGAAACGGGCGATATGATAGTTGTTGAAGATATTGCATTATATATGCAAGCCGAAGCGACCGCCGCACATATCTTTAAACATAAAGAAGTATTTTCCGATATGGTTACGGGGTTTGAGGATGAAGCGTCGCTTACGAAAATGTTGTATACATCAGAGCTTGAGCGTCGCAAATTACAAGAAGCGTCGGATTCTTTCATCACATATGATGACGAAATCGTTGAAATCGAAGAATTGGGTGAAATGGAATTAATGGATATTACGGTGTCCGGCTCAAATTTATTTTATGCGAATGGTGTGCTAACGAAAAATTCCCATGGTATTTCGATGACTGCTGACGTTATGTTCGGCTTTATCTCGACCCCTGATCTCGAATCACTCGGTCACATGAGAATCAAGATGCTGAAGAATCGTTTCGGTCAGACTGGTACATCGTTCGTCGTTGCTATCAACCGTGCCAAAATGCAGATTCGCGATCTGGATACCTTCACGGTTCCAGACCCGGCCCCGACTGGACCGAAAGGATTAAATAAACAAAAATCTAACACCGGTGCAATCAAGTTTTGAGGAAGTCAATGTCTACCATCAGTCGCATCCTAGAGATAAAAAATTCAATACTATGTGAGGATGGTAAGGCACGCGCTGGTCTGCCGCATATCACCACCATGGACCACAAACAGTTCAAAGACTTGGTCGACGGAGATAAGGTACACCTTCACTCGATGACCGAGAAGACTGACGGGCAAGCTCATGTTTTCGGACATGACGAGCATGGGTTCTACACCCAATCGTCCGGGTCCGGGTCAGACAAAATGCGCTCCCCTGAGGATTTCAAAGCTCGAGCGAAAGCTATGGCTGAAAAGAAAGGTGTCGAGCCGAATTACCATTCGGCCGAAGCGTTTGGCCACATCCACAAAATTCTGGCTAGCAACAAGCCTCTTCAAGACCACCTCAAAGCAGAACATGCTAAGACTGGTGCAGACGTGAAGGTTCGCGGTGAATCGTTCTACAAGCCTTGGGGAAGGGATGGCGATCATCCAGGCGAAACCAAATTCGTCGGGACTTCCTACGCCACCCACCACATGGGTACCGTCGGCAAGTATGTCATTCACACCAAGTTGCCTGAAAACGCGAACCACGATGTCGAACACTTCAAGAAGAATCTGTCTTCAAAAGAAATAAACTTCGACGATGACAAGATTCATCATGTTCCGGCTCATGTCGACGTAAAAGACGAACACGAAAAGTTCAAATCACTGAACCATGACCTACTCTCGGCTCGGACAACAAAAACAAACAAAGAAGCCAAAACGGCAGAACTCGAGAAATTCGGTGACATCAAGAAACGCGTATCGGCTAAAGTTGATGCTCACATCAAATCTTTGAAGTTGTCTCCTAAGTGGGGTTCAGGTTCCGAAGGTATCGTTGTTCACCCGTCAGCAAACAAGCCGACTATGCCACGATTCAAGGTGACGTCAGACTCGTTCAGGAAATACAAAGCTGACACCAAAGGACAAGACTTCAAGTCTATTGTTCGTCCTAAGACCGAAGGATTCAGGGCGATGTCGTTCAGAGACTTTATCGCCGAAGAGCAGAACAAGACTCACCACGTTTCCGTTATTCCGTTGGTCGGATTCTCTCCGATCAGCCACATGGGTCACGCTCACGACCTCGGTGGAGCGATGAAAAAACTCCCAGAAGGCGATAAGCACATCGGTATTTCGTCAAAAGCTGACGTATTCGACGGTAAGGAACGCGGAGATATTCTTCACAAGCAATGGGGAATTCACAACCTCCAGCACCACGTAGTCAAATCTGCCGGTGAAACGATCGCTCATGCTTATCACGCTGCGCCAAAGACCGGTAGACGTGAACTTCACTTGTTAGTCGGTTCAGACAGAGCAGACTTCGCTCATGGTTTGAAGAAGTCCCTCGAGGCTGGTAAGATCAAGGAGATGGGTGAACACAAATGGGATGCCATCCACGTGCACACTCCAGAAGACGGCGATCGTTCGCATGGTATGTCAGGTACCAAGATGAGAACCGCTGTGTCCGAAGGTAACCACGCTGAATTCAAACGTCACCTCGGTCCGATGTTCTCTGATCGTGAAGCTCGCCGCATACACAACAAAATACGAGATGGTCTAAACTCCGGCGCAATCAAGGTAAAACGCTAATGTATAGTTCACTAAAACAATTTTTGGCAGAAGGCGGAAATGTGCGCATCGGTGACACCTCCGCCGCCGAGATAAAAATCACCCCTGGAAACAGAAAGAAAACCGCCGGTGATATCCATGATATGTTGTCTGCTGTCCATGATTCTTTTCATAAGGCTCATGGTGTAAATCTGTTCGGCATTAAAAAGGCCGCACTAGATTCGGGTAAGGTGTATTCTGGTTCTACTGAGCATCTGATGAATCCTAAGTTGTCTCACGCTGAATTCGCTAAGCATAAACCGACAGTCGGAGATATCGATGTCAAGGTTCCGCGTGAACACTATGACAATTTGCATGCTCACATGGAAGCCGGTAAGAAGTTCGGGAAATACACCGTCGTCGGAGCCAAGAAATCAGGATCGGAATCGCATGTGTTGATGCGTCATGAAAATGGACAGGTGCATCAAGTTGACCTAGAACAATCTGACTACCACAACGGCGAACCTTCTGACTATGAACATTTCGCTCATTCCGCTAACTGGGAAGATGCTAAGAATGGTGTTAAGGGTGTCCACCACAAGTTTCTCTTAAACTGTGCTGGCGGTGAGTCTCATAAATTCGCAGTAGCAAAAGGTCTGAAAGAACGTTCTGCTGCTCCAGCCGAAGAAGGTATGAAAGACACCAAACAGATCACTCACACTCTATTCGGAAAAGATGCCGACGAATCCAAAATACATTCGTTTTCCGGTCTATGCGAACTCGTCAAGAAACACAAAACTCCGGCTGAGCATAGAGCGATCTACGATAAATTCGTATCTTCTACTCAAGCCAAAAAGAACATCAACCACGGTGCTGCTATAGATATATTAGCCAAGCATCTAAACATCAAGCAGGATAATGTCATGTCAGAAGAAATTAACGAAGGCTTTGGCCGCTACTCTCACCTCCAGGGATCGCATCCTCAGGAAGTTGGGCATCTGTCTAAAGGCGATTTCAAACGCCGCGAGATGGAACATGAACTGAAGCATGAAACCAAGCCGTTGTCGTGGAATAACAGCAAATCTCCTCGACTGCGTCCACCGGTCAAAACACAATCAAAAGCTTCCGGTATGGTTTATCATTCCGGCGGCACCAAAGTAGACAAAAATGGAAAGTCATACGACTTTCACTACGGCACCAAAGAAGCTGGACAGGCTAAAGCTGCCGCTAACGGCGGCAAATATTCTCACTTCAAATCTCTTAATGAGTTTGTTACTGAAGCTGAAGAATGCAAAGCTAAGTCGAAGTCTAAAGTCGACGTAGTTACCATCAACCCGGATACAGAAGAACAAGAAATCAATAAGGGCACATGATAGCAGAAGAAAGTATGCGACGCCTGTACAGTGCGTATGATCAAGGATTCATCATCAACAACGATGAATTCATGTCTGACGCCGCCAGGATAGTTCTGACCACTCGATTACTCAGCAAATGGGTCGACAATGGCACAACACCGCTCAGATTACTCGTCAATCACATTACAATCATACGTAATGTGTTCGGCGAAGAGGGCATGTACGCTCTCTATGAGTACGTCGCAAACTTCCCTGATTGCGTTCCACCTTTATTGACAATTTTACATTACATGGGCTTGATCGGCAAGCCGGCATTTATCGAATACGATCTTATGCTAGAACTGGACAGAATGGATAGAACACGATGATTGATATTCCTAACAAAGATTTGTGCTACGGTATATCGCGGGAAGATATGCCGCAAATAGCATCAGATGATGTGCGTTATTTCTTGAATTCGCATCATGTCGCCTATAACCAAGAGGCTGTTTGCACTTCTACTCTGGTTCCAACTCAAAGCGAATTTAATCTAGACAAAATAGTAAACATGTCTGACGAAGCGAAGCGTTTGCCGATTTTGGTATCAGCCGACAACTACGTCCTTGACGGTCATCACCGCTGGTTAGCTAATCACATGTCAGGGACAGACCAGACCGTGATAAAGTTGCCGTGGAACACGAAAGAATCATTTGATAAAATGCATGGATTCAAAAAATCTTTCACTAAGTCTGTTCACGAAGATGCGCCGGCGGCCGTTTCTATCGGTGGTGGCGCAATGGATAATACTGTGACTCCGAAACCTAAGAAGATAAAAAGCTTCAAAACGTGGAGACGAACAGAAAGATGAATTTCCTCGCTGCCATACCGTTCAAAAAAGAGATAATTATTGTCATTTTGGCCGCTTTGGCTGTGTACATCTTCGGCCAGATGAGATATAATAGCGGAGTAGAAGAAATTGAGGCGAAGTACACAAAGCTGAACTATGAAGGTCAACTCGCCGACATGAGTGCAAAGCTTGAAGCCGAAAAGGCCAACATCAAGGTCACCACAGAAGTCGTGACCGTTTACAAAGATCGAGTCATCGAAATTGAAAAGAAGGTACCAGTCTATGTCACAAAGGTTAAGGAAATTTTCGGCACCGGCGATTCTGTCATTATCCCTCCTGCTCTTGCACGGTTGCACAACGTGTCCGCCGAAGGTGGTGATGCAGATGCCTTCTCCACCGGACACCCTGATGACGCCACCGCGCGCCCTGTCACCCTTGGAGAATTTGCAACCAGGGTCGTAGAAAACTACGGAGTCTGTGCAGCTAACACCGAGCAACTCAAGTCTCTCCAGACTTGGATAGTCTCTATGCAGAAGGTGTATTCGACTAAGAAATAAAATTATGGAACATCGTGATGTCATCATTCATAGAATTGAAATACATTCAACTCATATCGTCTTCGCTGGAACGCTTCTCATGGAGCGTTCCAAATAAGACCGCCGGCTTCAGATGCAATATCTGTGGCGACTCCCAGAAGTCCAAGCATAAAAAGCGTGGATGCTTTTATTTCGTTTCAAAATCAGATTGCTATAACTTCAAGTGTTACAATTGCGGAGAATCCATGTCTCTGCGGAAATACTTGCGCCTATATTTCCCTCACTATTATCAGGAGTATCGGTTAGAGTCTTATGGTGATTCTAATAAGGCTCACAGAACACCCGAGGATGCACCGAAAGTTGATCTAAGTAGACTCAATAAGGATACAACCACATCACCTCAGGCGACACAGAATCATCTCCTAATTAGCCTCCTCGATCTCCCGGATGATAACCCGGCAGTTGCTTACTGTATATCACGGAAGATTCCGAGATCGGTATTCTCGAAGTTGTATTATACCGAGAATTATGCAGAATGGGTAACTACGTTTGATGATGTCGATAAGAACAAGAAGTATCCCGATGATGCTCGATTAGTTATGCTAATGAAGTTAAAAGATGGAACGGTGATTGGTGCACAGGGAAGAGCGTTAGACAATTCTGCTCTTCGCTATAGCACAGTTAAATTTGACCAGGATATATCGAAAGTCTTCGGTTTGGACACTATCCGTGATTCTTATCCGGTATTTGTTTTAGAAGGTGTTATCGATTCGCTCTTTATTCCAAACTCGTTGGCTATATGCGGAGGTGATGTCGGAACTTCGCTAGAACAATCGGGAATATCATACGATAAATTCGTGTTTGTATTAGATAATGAACCAAGGAATAAAGACACAATCAAAAGAATGGAACATGCTATACAACTCGGAAGTAAAGTATGCATTTGGCCAGTCGATTCTTCATTGAAAGATGTCAATCAAATGATACTCGCTGGTATGGAAAGGAATAAAATCCTTGACATTATAATGAACAATTCGTTCAAAGGAACAACGGCTTTACTTAAACTAAAACAATGGAAGAAGACATGACAGAAATAGTGCCTCATATTAGACAGCCCGGTGGGCTAGTCGCAGAATATCCGGTAATTCTCGAGATGATCGAGAAACAAAATTCGGTATTCTGGACTCACACCGAAATTAAAATGGAAAAGGATATTCATGACATCCTTGTCAACATGACAGAAGCCGAGCGATTCGGTGTCATTGAAGTTTTGAGATTGTTCACAAAGTACGAAGTGTTTGCCGGTAACGAATACTGGGCGGGACGATTTTCTAAAATCTATCCTCGCATCGAGTTCCAAGAAATGGGAGCGTGCTATTCCTATTTCGAGCAATGCGTTCACAAGCGCTTTTATCAAAAGACTAACGAACTGCTCCACCTCCACACAAATGAGTTCTACAACTCATTCGCAAATGAACCAATCCTAGCCGATCGGGTCAAGTTCCTAGACGACATGATCAATGATCCTGATCACTTCTTGTCTGTTGCTGTATTCTCGATGGTTGAAGGGGCAATCCTTTATTCGGCTTTCGCGTTCCTGAAACACTTCCAAAGCCAAGGTAAGAACAAGGTCAAGGCACTCGTGTCTGGCATAGATTTTAGCGTCCGTGATGAAAACTGCTTGTCCGCCGATACAGAGGTATTAACTCCAATTGGCTGGATCAAAATTTCTGACGTTTCTATGGATAGCAAACTTTTACAATATGACACCAAAACAGGAGAGTGTGAATTTGTTCATCCGACAAATTTGACTTCAACGTTGTCAGATGTTTCTTTTGTATTCGAGTCCGACGAAATTCACCAGATAGTTACGCCAAATCATCGAATTATAACTACCTCCGGGGAGATTCTGGCGAAAGATGCTTTGGTGTCGTCATCTATTTTAACATCCGGCGTCAAAAAATCCGGCGATGATTTTTTCAGTGAAGAAGATGCTACTTGTATAGCGGCTATTATAACCGGCGACCTTGGTGTTGATTGGTTATATGCCAAAATGGAAAACGCATCGTCTGACTGGGCAGAAGCTGCAATCTTGTACTATACATCATTCGTCTCTAATTCATAAATCAATAAATACTTACATCAACAACTATTGTAGGTGTAAGTATGATTTATATTGTATATGAAACAAAAAATCAAATAAACGGAAAAACTTATATTGGAATACATAAACAACAAGATCGTGAGTTTGATGGATATTTAGGGTCTGGGTTGTTATTACACAAAGCTATAAAGAAGTATGGCGAAAGCAATTTCACTAGAACAATATTATTTGAATTCGACACGCTAGAAGAATCTAGGATAAAAGAAAAAGAACTGGTCACCGAAGAGTTTATCGCACGATCCGACACGTATAATATTTCGGTTGGTGGCACCGGCGGAAACACAATGTGCGGCTATAGTGATATGCACAAATCGGCTGTGTATAAGAAAATCGGCGATGCACAGCGTGGCGTCCCAGTAAAACCTGAACTATACGAAATGTACAAAGCCAATATGCTTCGCGTTAGAATACAACCCGACAACCGTGGGAGGGTTCATTCGGAAGAATCTAGAAAAAATATGGCGATGTTTAATCATATGAACGCCAAGCGGCACATTACGAACGGAACAGAGAATGCTCTTTTGTTGAAAACGGAATCACCGCCGGAAGGATGGTGGTTTGGAAGAACACTAACAGACGATCAAAAGTTTAATGGTCATTCTGCCGAAGTTCTGAATAGTATGTCAAAAAACCGCGCTGGGTGCATGTATGCTACAAACGGCACCATAAACGTATTATTAAAACCCGGAGACGAAATTCCGCCTGGGTTTTATCAAGGGCTAACAAAAAAGATGGTGAAGCGGCGCTTCGCAAACAACGGACAAATCGAAAAACAAATTCCAATCACAGAAACTTTACTTGACGGATGGTCGTATGGAAGAATCAAAAGAAATAAATGATGCATTTAGTGCTCTGGCGAATATGGCCGGCGGAGTATTAAAAAATGGCGTATTCAAGAAGCAATCATCCGCCGAAGCCACAAAAACTATTAGATGTCATGCACCGGAGAAGTTTTATTGTCTTAGTGTTCCCGGCACGGCTTTTGTTGTTAAATCCAATGACAAAATTTCAATAACTGGAAATTGTCATTCTGAATCAGGTGCATATGTCTTCCGCGTCGATCTTCAACAGTCGAACCTTAGCCCAGAACGCCAGGCCGCTTTGTTTGAACGCATCTACGCTGCAGCTCGTGTACTCCGTGAACATGAACATGCAATCGCCGATCGTATTTTCGCCAAAGGTCGTATTGAAGGTATCACTGCTCACCAACTGAAGAACTTTGTCGACTCGCGTCTTGATCTGTGTTTGCAGAATCTTGGTCTGTCTGCAATCTTCAACCCGGCATCAAATCCTATCGCCGATTGGTTCTATCTTGGGCTGTCTCAGGCCAAGATGCATGATTTTTTCGCCAGCGCCGGGAGCGCCTATCACCGCAACTGGTCGGAAGATGCTTTTGATTGGAACTGGGCTCCTACTATGGAAGCCGATGGTGTCTAACCTTTGCAAAATTTGCCAAACGGCACCGGCTAGAAATAAGGATGCGTTTTGTTCTAGATCATGTAAACTAAAAAGCCCGGAATCTAAAGCTAAATACGCCGCTGCTGCTCGTATGCGATGGGAATCAGAATCCGATTCCCGCACCGCGTCCGTGATGCGCCGGCGCAAAGAAGAATCCATTAGAAAGTTTGAGAAAAAGATAGCCATTGGATGCTCTATTGCCGCAACACTTGATCACAATCTTCGGAGTAAAGAATCATTAAAACATTTACACGACGCTCATGTTAAAGCAAAGCGTATGTTTGATTCTAAAGTTTCTAGATGCGCATCTAGAAGAGCGACATTGGGTTCGTCGTGGTCATTGGATTTTTCTAATGCATATGATTCTGGGGAAAACTCGATCATGCGGAGTTTTATTTTAAGTTTAAACGCCACAGATCGAGATGATCTGGAGCTAAAGTGCGGATGTTCCAGATCAGTGTTAAACAAAACTTTACAGCGCGTTGGGTTGAGTGAATACCTAAATCCTAGTATATTTGGTTCATCGAAACCGGAATCCGAAATAGCCGAATTCGTTTCTTCTCTTGGTATCACTAACGTGATACGAGGCGATAGAAAACTGCTACGCGGAAAAGAACTTGACATATATGTTCCGGATAAAAAATTAGCTATAGAATATAACGGGGTGTGGTGTCACGGTGTATCCAGCCCGTATGGAACAATTAAGGATAAATTTTATCATTTAAACAAAACAGAAGAGTGTAATGCTAGCGGTGTCACACTATTCCACATCTGGGATTATGAATGGAGAGAAAGGCCGGATATTATAAAATCAATGATAAAAGTTAAACTTGGGCTTGGCGACCGAGTGTATGCCAGACAGTGCAAAATTGTCGATGTTTCTTCAAAAGATCGTGTGAAATTCTTTAAAGAAAATCATCTGATGGGTGATGTATCAGGCGTGGTAACCATTGGGCTGGAATTAAATTCAGAAATTCTAATGGTGATGGCTTTTTCGAAACCTCGCTATAACAAAACATATAGTTGGGAATTGATAAGAATGTGTTCAAAACTAAACACCGTTATAGTTGGCGGAATGTCAAAGATTTTATCTCATTTTTGCAAAATACACGGAAAATCTTTAATAACATATTCAGATGTTAGGCTAAGTGGGTTTGAGCCATCATACAAAAACAGCTTTAAGTTTATTGCGAAGAATTCTCCGGGGTTTTTCGTGGAATATAAAGGAGAAATCAAATCGAGATCATTTATAATGAAGCATAAATTACTAGCCAGACACAGTGATTATGATCATTCGCTGTCTGCTATAGAAAACGCAATAAAATTTAACTATAATATTGTCTATGATTGTGGACAATGGGTATATGCACTAGATGAGGCACAAGTATGACAATTCGCGAAGCAACGTCGCAAGAACGCAAACAACTACAAAAAGAAGGAAAGCTACCGAAGTGGTTCACAACTCAAGGCTGGCATCTATTCAAAACAAAATATGCAAACGAAGGTGAAGATGGCTGGGGCGGCCGGGCTGAAGTTATTGCTAGGGTCGCAGCAAAGCACGCTCCTAAAGATGGAACTGATTGGGAAGCAGATTTTTACGAAATGATTTACAAAGGATGGTACTCATGTTCAACGCCATCTCTTAGCAACACCGGTACAAAGAAAGGTTTTAACATTTCATGTTCTGGGCAGTATGTCAGTGATTCTGTTGATGGGTTCTATACAAGTTTGCATGAAGCGGCAATGCTGTCGAAAATGGGATTCGGTACGTCTGCATATCTCGGTGACATCCGCCCGCGCGGTTCAAAGATCGCGTCAGGTGGTACAGCTCAGGGAGTTTTGCCGGTACTTCAAGATTTCGTAACAATGGCTTCCAAGATTTCCCAAGGCGGAACTCGTCGTGGGTCATGGGCCGGCTACTTGCCAGTCATGCACGGAGATTTCCAAGAGTGTTATGATTTCATTAAAGATCAGCCTGATGAAGTAAACATCGGTTGGTGTTGGTACGATAAAGATACCGAAGCGATGGAAGCGAAAGACCCGGAGATGACTCGTCGGTGGAAAGCGATGATGAAACTTCGTGCCATCCAAGGTAAAGGCTACATCTTTTGTGTTGACAAAGCAAACCGCCTTGCGCCACAAATGTATAAAGACAAAGGCTTGAAAGTTCAGTCGAGCAATTTGTGTTTGACTGGGGACACTCTTATAGAGATAGCCCAGGATTCTAAAGGAACCAAACCCGTTTCATATCGCCTAGATGTTTTTTGCGAAATGTTTTCTTACGGGGCTCTTTCCAATTCATATGTAAAATCATGGAACGGAACAGAGTATATTTGGAGCAAAGTTAGCGCGGCTGGCAAAACCGGATCGGTCAAGGAACTAGTGGAAATCACCGGTGAATCAGGAAGAACTATTCGCTGCACCTTAGAGCACCAAATTCTAACCAGAAACCGCGGTTGGGTTCAGGCTCAGTTTTTAGAAGAAACTGACACATTGATAGAGTTGTGATTTTTAACCCTTATGTTCTGAAATTATGTTTTCATTAAATATATTTCAGAACATAAGGAGTTTCTATGAATTACATCAAAATTTATCATTCGATTATAACTAATGCAAAAAATAGAAAACATGAAATCGGGATGGAAAAGCACCACATCATTCCCGATTTCATGTTTATATCGAGATCAAGAAAGGGTCCATCTGGGCATTTACCCGGAAACCCAAATGCCAAAGATAACATCGTCAGTTTGACGGCCAGAGAACATCTACTGTGCCATTTGCTATTAGCCAAACATCACAGAGGCACTCGATATGAATACCAATCAATAACATCTGTATTATTGATGATGAGTGGCGGAAAATCAATGCCAGTTTCTAGGCAAGAACTTGCCAAAAAATATGATAGCAAATTATACAGAGATATGAGAGAACACGCAAAGAGTTCTATTTCTAAGCATAGAAAGGGAACTATGCCATGTAGAGATGTGGAATCGGGGGAAATCGTAGGTTCATTTTCAATTGATCACCCAAATGTTAAAAGCGGAAAATGGGTTCATCATTCAAAGGGCAGAAAACAAAGCGAAGAAGCACGCTTAGCTGTAGCTGAGCATGTGACTGGTTCGGGAAATCCTAGATTTTCTGGTATATCAAATGAAGATTTTCTTCAAGAATACGTTTTGCTCGCAAACAAAATGAATAGATTCCCGCCGTTTCAGTTCTTTAGAACGGTGTACTTCGAGAAGTTCGGTGTAGAATTTCCAAAGACTCTATCAAAGTACAGATTTAATTGTGGAAAAGATTTAGAAAAATTGGTAACGGAACAAACCGGATTCATTCGCGAAAAAACTGCAAAGTTTGCACACAAATTAAACCCAAAGGATTTTATATGATTTCAATCAAAAGAATCGTTTTAGATGAAGCGATTGATGTTTACGATATAACGGTACCAGAAACAGAAACATTTTTCGCTAACGGCATAGCTGTTCACAACTGTTCCGAGATCAGTTTATTCCAGGATAAAGACCACACGTATACATGCGTTCTTGGAGCTGCTAACCTTGCTCTGTATAACGAATGGAAGCATACCAACCTGATCTATCGTGCAACTGTGTTCTTGGATTGTATGGTGTCGGAGTTCTTGGAACACGCTCGCGGATTCCCAGGAATGGAAAATGCTGTACGTTTCACTGAAAAGGGTCGGGCACTCGGTCTTGGTGTTTGCGGATTCCACACATATCTCCAACAAGAGTCGATTCCGTTTGAATCGTTGGACGCCCAGTTCTTCAACTCATACATCTTCAAGACGATCAAAGAAGAAAGTCTGCGGGCGTCTCAGTATCTTGCACAGACTCTAGGAGAACCTGAATGGTGTAAAGGCTACGGCGTTCGTAATACTCATCGTACAGCCCAGATGCCAACCATGACGACTGCTGCTGTTCAGGGTGGTATCTCTCAAGGTATCGAACCGATGCTTGGGGCTTGCTTCGTTCAGTCGACTGCCGGCGGTGAAGAGATTCGCGTCAACCCAGTCTTCCTGAAGTTGATGAAAGAACGTGGTGTCTATTCAAAGAAACTGGTTAAGGAAATCGCAGATAACAACGCGTCTATCCAAAATCAAGATTGGATGACCGATCATGAGAAGCTGGTATTCAAATCAGCGTTTGAGATCAACCAAGAAGTGATCATTCGATATGCTGACCAGCGCGGACGTCATATCGATCAGGGTCAGTCGTTGAATTTGTTCGTGTCGGCTACAGAGAAAGAAGGTTACATTTCGTACCTGCATCGCAAGATCATTGAAAGCGAATACATCTTGTCGGCCTACTATCTACGTAGCCAAGCGGGAGTTGAGGCTTCATCCGGTTGCGCTGCTTGTCAATGATGTAAAATAAGAAAGGGACCGCAAGGTCCCTTTCTGTTTACGGTCTTGATTTCGATCCAACGTTAGGTGTCAGAAGCTTTCTGATTCCTTCGAACTCGAAAACAAGTGCTTCCTTTTCTAGGGTGAGTTTCTGTTGAATCGAAATTACGCTGTCCTTCAGTGCTGCTGCGTCTAACCTCTGTTCGATCTGTGTACGTTCAATCACACTGATTCTCTGTTCGTTTTCTTTGGTGAAAGCTAAGGTTTGGTTAACGGTCCATCCAAACACGGCAGTCAACATGACGATCACCGTCGATCCGATTTTGGCTACGAGTTTAGAACTGGCTATGTGATCGTTGATTTCCTTCTGGATCGGGACAAATGACCTGCGATGAGAATCATTGTGTTCCTTTATGTCCGAAACTTCCTTGAAAATGGAAATGATGTCCTTTTGAATCATAGACTGGTTGTTGTACACATCTGTCAATCGCTCCAGAACCTCTTTGAGATCGTCTAGTGATTTTTCAATGCGATAAATCTTAAAACCGGTGATTTTACCTTCAGTCTTAAGTTCATTGATGTCGCCTTCTAATTTTGCTAGGACGACTTCGCGCTCTACTGACATACAGGTTCCTTAAAATTGGTGGTTTGATGCCTTAGCACCTTGGAAAATAATTGCTTCTCAGCTATTTACATAAACCCTGTTCTGTGATATAATGTATAGAAATCAACAACGGAGAATTAAATGTCCATAGTGAATTTCGACGGGGCATTGGAACCTGGCGTCTGCGAGCTGCTGATCGACATGTTCGAAACATCTACGAACAAAGAGAGCTTCAACAATGAACTGAGGCCGAAATTCGAGCAGATCACAATCACCGACGAACATATGCATCGGTATCTCACCCAGATGGCAGTCGAGATTCTCAGGCGTTACCGAGAGATGACGACGGATTTCATGCCGGTTCCAAAGATGCTCGAGCAATTCCGAGTCAAAAAATATGTTGGGGACACAGATGACCAGTTTGCCGGACATATCGACTCGGTCGCCGGAGAGTCTTCGAGCCGTTACGTAGCTATTCTGATTTATCTGAATGATGATTTTGAAGAAGGTGAAACTGAGTTCCTGTTCAAGAATCCGGTCGTGTTCAAACCGGTCCAAGGCTCCGCGGTCGTGTTCCCGCCGTTCTGGACCCATCCTCACCGCGGAAAGCCATGTAAGAACGGCAACAAGTATATTCTTTCGACGTACGCAAGGTACGAATGATAGATCATTTTGATCTAACAAACTTGTTTACTTTTCGTTGCCTATAGTGTATAATGCAACTATAGACAAAAAAAGAGAAAGAAATCATGAAAAAATCCAGTACCAATCTGCTTCAAGATCGCCTCTGAGGCTCATGCCAACCAGTTTCGCTGGGACGGCACCCCTTACATGAGCCACATCATCGCGGTTCACGGCAACCTAGTGAAAGCGGTAAAAGAAGATAAGCTGGTCGAGTTGGACAATGCACAGTTCGCTCTTGCGGAATGTTGCGCCATGCTTCATGATGTCATCGAGGATTGTATGGAAGCGACAACTCTCCGCGACAAGCTCATGGAAATTGGAGATGCCGCGTTTGTTGAAATGATCATGGAAACAGTTCTCGGTGAACTAACTCATAACCACACAC